AACAATTGCGATCTTTTCCTGTGTGGTACGCCGTCTGCGTTTCTCCGGCCCTAAGACATCAATCATCTGTTCTCCAATGACTAGTCTAAAAACTAGTATTAAGACTATCACTTATTTAAGTGATACTGGTTGTCTGGAGATTCAGGGGGCCAGTCTATTCATCATCTCTGGACACCATTCACTTGTATTGACTTTAAGATCATTAAATTGTAATAATTCAAAGGGATGGGGCAGGTTTTTCCTCTTGCGCATGCAAGGGCGGCTCTGATAATGAACAGTAATATTTTACTGTTGAGCTTATGCTCACTGATCCTGCCGGGCAGGATGTTCAACGGTTCCAATATATCCTGCCCCTTCCGCTTTTAAAAAGGATCTTTTATGCATGACAATATTTGGTTTACATATAAAGCACGTATCCAAGCGCACCATCGACTAGAATGGCTTGAAAAACACTCTCAATTTATCCTCGTTTGGTATGCTATATTGAGTGCGGTACTTTCAATTGTAACGTTGCGATTTCCAAAGGTTCTAGGAGATAATACAGATGTCGTTGCGGCGATACTTTCAGTGGCTCTACTGGGTATTTCTCTGATCGTATCTAACCTAGATTTTCGTGGTCGAGCAATAGCCATGAGAAGGAATTATATTGCACTACAGCGACTCTATTTTGACATTACCACCAGTCAACAGTTATCTCTTGAACAGAAAGAAAAATATTTTAATTTGCTCAATGAGGTTGAGAATCACCGTGACATAGATGATAAAATTTCAAGGGTAACTCAAGTTGGACTTAAGACGAGGATCCCCACACAAAAAGAAAAAATAATTGTTATTTTATGGATATTACTTCGAATATTTATTACTGCCGCACTTTATATACTCCCATTAATATATCTTTGGATTGACTATGACTGCAAGCAGAATTTTTAAAAAGTCATTCTCGAAAAAAAATCTTCTAAAAGTATACTCTGAAAAAATCAAAGAATCAGGAGCGATTGGCATAGATCGGATTCGCCCATCAAAACTTGATTTGACAATAAAAAATGAGATCACTTTCATTTTTGAAAAGGTTAATTCTGGCAATTACAAATTTACAGCATATAAAGAAAAATTAATATCTAAAGGCGCTAACTCTACACCCAGACAGATTTCCATACCAACTGCTAGGGACAGAATTACTCTTAGAGCTCTCTGTGAATGCCTTACGGAAATATATCCTAAGTCCAGATTAAAACTACCACATACAGTAATTGACTCATTGAAAGAAGCATTAAACAACAGTCTATATGCTGAATATGCAAAAATAGATCTTAAAAGTTTCTATCCTTCAATTGAACATAAATTGATAATTAATGCAATAAAAAATAAAATTAGAAAAAAAGAAATTAGACAGTTAATAACATCATCATTAATCGTGCCTACTGTAAGTGGAACCACAGGAAGCAAAGGTATCCCTAATAATACCAGAGGAGTACCTCAGGGATTAGCGATATCAAACATTTTAGCTGAAATATCACTATCTAATTTCGATGATGAAATCAATAAAATGCATGACATATGGTACATGCGATACGTTGATGACATTCTTATTTTAACACCAAAATATCAAGCAACAAAAATAGCTTCTCATATCATTGATAAGCTTCAATCATTAAATTTAAACCCACATCCATTAAATGAAGAGAACTCAAAATCCAAAGTAGGCAGTTTGGATGAAAGTTTTAACTTTTTGGGATACCACATAGAAAATCGAGAATTATTGATAAAACATGAGAGCATTCTTAGATTTGAGTCATCCTTAGCAAAAATTTTTACTGCATATAGGCACGCTCTACTACAAGCTAAAAGTAAGCGTGATAAAGAACGAGCTGTTGCATATTGTCAGTGGAAACTAAATCTCAGAATTACGGGATGTGTGTTTGAAGGTAAACGATTGGGATGGGTATCGTACTTCTCACAAATAACCTCAACAGCTCAACTTCGCTCTGTTAATCATACTATCAATAATCTTATCCGCCGATTCGGCCTTTCATCAGAAATAAAACCAAAATCTTTGATTAAAACTTTCTATGAACTCCGCAGAGGTAGAGCGGAGACTTTTAAATACATACCTAACTTTGACAATCTACATATATCTCAGAAACGAGAACTTGTTTCTATGTGGATAGGTAAAGAGAAGGAAAAAAAACTTAGCAATAGTGAAATAGAGAGGAAGTTTAAATTTAAAATTGCGAAATCAGTAAAAGAGCTTGAAGAGGATATTTCAGGAATATCATAGATATGTAATCCATTAAGTCATTAAAATATATCGCAATAAACACACTATTTAAACTCACAAACCAGCCGCAGTATCCTGCCATGGCAAGTTGCTGCGGCTTTTTATGTTCAACGGATCAACAGCCAGATCAGAAGACACGCTACCATCGGCACAGCAAAATCCATCAGGCTTGCCACATCCCATGCGCGTGGATCAAAACCGCCCCACCACGGCATGTTAATCCGCTTGCCATGCCCGAACATTTCAATCCAGCGATATTATGCTTGGGTGTGTTCGCCCGCAATGAAGAACGTACAACTGGCTATCGCTCCGTAAACCCAGTTTCCGGTAAAAAGCCCCACCAGTATCTGCGCAGCCACAGCACAAAGTGCATGAAGGAAAGGTGTTATACCCATTTTCATCCTACCCAATAAAACGGGGCGCACAGCCCCTTAATATTATTTAGAGGCAAGCGCCGCCTCAATTGCAGATAATCTTTGTTTTAATTCTGCGTTTTCTTCTTCCAGCGCGGTAACGCGATCATCTGTTTCACGGGCGACCTGAACAAGTAAGCCCGTCACGGCGGCGTAGTCAACATTCAGATAACGTGTTTCTTCACGTAATTCATTGCCGTCAACCGTTGGTCCCTGCAACTCTTTACCGTAATGAGTGAATGAGCCTACCGCTTCCGGTATTGCCTCCATTGCTTCCTGTGCAATAACACCAGCGTAAGGCAGTCCGTTTTCCTTAAGTGTGTAGGTGTACCCGTTCATTTTACGGATAGCTTCGGTTGCGTCACTGATAATCTGAATATTGTCTTTCAGCTCGCGGTCTGATAACTGATTCAGTGTTGTACAGTTAATAGCACCGTTTACATCAAACAGCTGACCTGACGATGTTTTTTGAGCATAAAACAGATACGCGGCAGACGTTCCAACCTCAAAAACGTTTTGTCGATCACCTGAACCCCACACCTTGACAGCAAATGGTAGTTCTGTATTACCTAAGTTCTGTAAAACAAAACGATTGCCAGTCCCTGTTTGTTTTGTAAGAGTTAAATCAACAGTTGAGTTAACCTCATCCTTGTTGATAGTGAGCGCCTGCGCTTTAGCACCGTTAACAGCACCTGTTTTGAGTTGAACCGCGCCGTCATTACCATTTAGCAGTATCTCAGCTCCGCTAAAGAAATTTTTTAGCGACAGCATCTTACTTACGCCGACTGATGAACCCAACGCCCACGCGAGAGAATTACCGGTGCTATCAAACCCACGTACAAAGCAATCCATTTTGCTATAGTCTGACGTGCTTCCAAGGACATCAATTCGCCCTCCGCCAGATTTTACCGGGTTAGATGTGGTTAATGACCTGACAGCAAGATCGGTAGATGAATTGAGATCGTCTACTGTTAGTAATTTCTTCCATTCCTGCGTCGTTCCATTTTCAATTGTTCTTCCCCAAAAACCGGAATTGCGGCCTCCGAACTGCACAGCATAATTTTTACTAAATTGAACATGAATGCCGCCAAGAACCATAGAGCCTGCCGGGCCGTTTGTACTGCCTGCAATTGGTCTAAATTTGTCGACGTTATCAGTATGCTGAGCGTTCCAGTCATGACCTGTTAATGTTGCGATTCCTGAGTTAGCTGTAATTAACCCAGACGCTTTAAGATTTTGCACATCAATTCTGTCGTTTGCGAAATTATATGCAATTGCGTTACTAACGCTTCCGGCATCATCATAATCGCGTTTCTGAATAAACCAGTCACCAGCATTAGCAATGAGAGTATAAGTAGGCGTGTTAGCCGGGCGATCTGTTTCATTAAATCTTATTGCTGGGTTAGCGCTCCTTATTTGTAAAGGTTTTTCAACCGTTGATCTCAGTATCGCACTATCTACAATTAAATTACCTTCTGAGTTAAGGTTTAGATATTTTGAAGCACCAGTTGAACCATCGTATGTAAACCTTATTGTTAATTGACCTGGCTCATTTGATAAAGTCTCAACATGCATATCAGCACCAAGACGCACAGTGCTGTCAGTTGCTAACAGTCTTGTATGGAGAATTCCACTAGATGTGTATGTATTGGTCGAATCACTATATCTATCAAGAAATAGACTGTTAAGTTGAGGGCTGTTGTTCCTACCTAAGCCAAGATTCGTTCTGGCACCATCAACAGTTGCCGCATTAGTGCCTCCTTGTCCAATAGGTAATGGAACCCATGACGATCCGTTATGGCAACCCCACAATCCAGATGTTGACACCTGAAGTCGTGGCGCTGATGGTGAGTAATTCGAATAAACGTAAGTAGTCGATTCGCCTTCTTCAATTCTTTCTGTTAATACTATTTTTTTCCATACACTCCAACCTTGTGTGCTGGTATATATCCTTCTATAAAGAATTGATGAATTGTTATATACAAAATAGCTCTGGATACAACCATCACTACCATTAGCACCAGTTCTTTGCACTAACAATGCACCAGCAAGCTGTATCGGGTAATTTAGTTCTGGCTTTGCGTTGGCAGACATTGGTTGGTAATAAAAACCGGCTGTAGTACCTTTTATATCGTTTAAGTTCGTATTCGCATCAAGGCCAGTTTTTGCTTCAAACATGACTTCAAGTTTAGAGCGCGCTGTACTTGCATCATTCGCCCCTGTGCCACCTTGCGCAACTGCGAGCGGTTGCCATCTACCAGCTTTAGGGTTAAATGCGCCCCACTGACCGTCAGCATCAACCTGTAAGTAACAGCCGTCCGCCTGAACGTCAGTAGATAAAATGATGGTTCTTGTGTCGCTTGAACGCTGAAATCGGATAACCTCATCTTTTCTTGCGTGGCGTGTCCATTGCGGGCCTATTGTCGGATTCCAGCGATAAGTATAAAGCGAGCGCGTAGCCCATCCCTGAAATACACCTGTATACGCTGGTGTTCCATCTACCTGACTAATAAACCCCGTAAGACTGCTTTCACCGGATGCAATCGATGGAAAGCCTTTTGCATTACTCATAATGCGCATAAATCCGATATACCCTGATGGGTTGCCGGAAATATCAGGACAATCACGCGGGGCTGAGCCAAGACCGATATTATCGCCAACAATTAATTGCGCCTGGTTGCGATAATTAAGTGCGTCCGCCGCAGATTTCGCCGCGTTTGTTTCACTGCTCTTTGTTGCTGCCTCGCTATTTTTCGCGTTGGTTTCTGATTTTTTGGCGGCTGTCGCGTAGTTTGCCGATGCAGTTTGTGAGGCCGCTGCCGCCTGTGCGCTGTTATCCGCATTCGTCTCAGACGTTTTTGCGGCCTTCGCGGAATTTCCTGCCGCCGTTTCCGAAGAGGCTGCGCTCATTTCTGATGATTTTGCTGCCTCTTTTGAAGCCGACGCATCCCGGGCTGATGTGCTGGCATCGCTGGCTGACTTCTTCGCGGCTGCCGTGTTCTGTGCCACTGCGGACGCGTTACGCGCCACCTCTTCCACCATCAGTTCAAAGCGGCGCAGTGCCTCCGGACGAGCATCATCCTCCGTCATGGCACCGAGAAAATCATTCAGCGTACCCGGTTGTGAGTCTTCATACACGGTGATGGTCCCGGCATGCGATGGCGGGAAGCCTTCCACCAACAGAATAACGCTGTACTGACCGTACTCAACGTCCATGCTGTAACGCCCGGCTTCATCCGGATTTTCAGATGCCACCGTGTTCACCACCACCGTGGTGCTGTTACGTTTTGCTTTCAGCTGGATTGTGCAGTTCTGTACCGGTTTACCTGCACCGTCTTTCAGTACACCTGAAATCTTTACTGCCATATTCACCCCACAAAAAAGCCCGCCTGAACCGGCGGGCTGTCATAACACTGTGTTACCTGGCTAATCAGAACTTATAACCGACACCCACGATGAAACCGTCAGTGCGCCAGTCGCCACTGCCGGAGCCTTCATAAGCAATATCAATGGCCACGGATACGGTCGGGTTAAACTGCACGCCAGCCCCCCACGCCAGAGACGTGTTGCTGCGGCGACCGTCATCACTTCCGGTCAGCACTTCGTGCGTTTTCCCCTTGTTGTCAGTTACGCGGAGATAATCCCCGGAGAAAGTCGAAATACGGCTGTAAGCCACACCCGCCATCGCATACGCGCTGAACCATTCATTCACGCGCACAGACGGCCCCGCCATCACGCTGAACCAGCGGTTACGCACGGAATCTTCATGCCAGCGGGTATCGCTGTAATGAGTCAGCTGGCGATTCTTGTCTCCTGCATAGCTGAATGACGTCACCAGCCCTAGTGTGTCCGTAAACTCATAACGGTATTTCACGTTAATCCCGTTCAGATCATCGCTGCCGGGAACGTTCGTCGAGGCATGAAGATAGCCCGCGCTCAGCGTGGACTGATGTTCAGACGCCCATGCAGGCGCACCGGATACGGCCAGACAGATGGCTGCGGACAAAATGGCGGCATAAAGTTTACGCATAATTACCTCTCGCTTTTCTGCAATAAAAAAGGCGCCAGAAATGGCGCCCGCATATGGGTTATGAAAATTCAGCTAATCGTGATACCTGCTGTGGATTTCTTCATCACCACAACCAGCAAATCGCTGATACTGGCTGTGGGATACCAGTCATTTACCAGCCACGCTGATACCGAAAACTCCAGCGTCATGTGACCGCGACCAGCAGGCATATCAATAACACCTGTATAAACCAGCGTATTATCCAGCGCGGTACGGTTATAAATTTCAGCACCGTTTTTCTTCACTATCAGGCGGCATGACGAATAAATATCGTTATTCTCCCGCTCATGTTTAGCGCCACGAAACGCCACCGCGGGAATAACAATCTGCCGGTCAAACGGCTGATCGTCATAAACCCTGACGGTAATGGTCCCTGATGGCCACCGCTCCGGTGCACGGGAGTCCCGGGGGAAAGCTTTGCCCACTGTTTTAACGAGATCGCCTTCAATCTGGTTCGCGGACAGTTTTCCCAGAACCCGACAGTTCTCGTTAATCGTGACATTGTTGAGCGTCCCGGCGTTCGCATTCACACTGCCACTGATATCCGCATTTTTAGCGGTCAGCTTTCCGTCTGGTGTCAGGGAAAATACCGGTGGATTTCCACCACTGGTAATGGTGGGGGCCGTCAGGCGTTTGAGGAACACGTCGTTCATGAATATCTGGTTGCCCTGCGCCACAAACATCGGCGTTTCATTCCCGTTTGCCGGGTCAATAAACGCGATACGATTGGCGGCAACCAGAAACTGGCTCAGTTTGCCTTCCTCCGTGTCCTCCATGCTGAGGCCAATACCCGCGACATAATGTTTGCCGTCTTTGGTCTGCTCAATTTTGACGCCCCACATGGCATTCCACTTATCGTTGGCGTCCTTCCACTCTTTCGAAAACTGCTCCAGTTTGCTGGCGTTATCCTCCGTCAGGTCGACTTTTTCCAGCAGCTCTTTACCGAGATGGGATTCGGTTATCAGGCCTTTGAAAAAATCCAGGTAACCTTCGGCATCATCGCTCGCCCGACCGACGGCCTCCACGAATGTCGATTTGCCGACTGTGTTCACACTGCGAACGTAAAAATAATAATCATGGCCCGGCTTAATATTGATACTGGCGGCTATCCAGTACAGCGCCGTGCCAAGATAGCGGGCTGTGGTTTCAACCTGCCTGATATCGGTAATCCGCTTTTCCGAGAACCAGAACTCAAACTGTACCGTCGGGTCATAAACGGCAAGATGCGGCGTGGCGGTTACCCCCTGGTGCAACTCCTGCACTACCTGGTGAATTTGCTGCACCAGATAGTGAATTATTTGCACTACCCCCTAGTGAATCTCCTGCACCATCCAGATGAAGGAGATAGATATTACTTGAGTTACCTTTTTCACCTTTCCGGGTGACTTTTTTTACCAGCCCGGACTCACAAAGGGCCGCAATATGATTCATCACAGAACGTTTGCTAATCTCGCACTGGTCAGCAATATGCTGGTAGCTGGGCCAGCACTCACCCTGATCGCTGGCATTATCAGCCAGCTTGATCAGAACCAGTTTTCGCAATGGATTACCCACTCGAATTTTCATCGCTTTAACCATCAGCTCCATACTCATGCTGCACCTCCGAGATGCTTCATGTTTTTTCCGGAGCGAAAGGCTATAAGCGGCATACTGACGCGGTAATTACGGCCCAGCGGTTCACAAATCACCTTCTGGCATTCACGGTCAACCAGGCTAACACGTAGAACATGCCCTGCAGGTGTGGTGTACCACTGCCCAACTGTAGGAATTGATGTTTTTTTACGCTGAAGCAAACGGCAAATATTGAGGATCAACGGATTAAGCATGACGATGCCCTTCGCTGATATTCAGGAGACGGTGAATATGAAAATTAGCCTTATCCGCCAGACGAATACGTTCAGCCTGCAAGTTAAGAAGGGTTTCTACCAGAACTTGATGCGCCTGCGGATCCGAAAGAGTTACCTTGCGCAGAGCACGTAGTGCAGTTGTTACATAACTGAGTTTATGTAAGTCTTCATCATTCAGACGAGTGAGGGCTGGGACAGTAGCCATGATGGCAGCCTCCGATAACAGTGAATTACCTTCACCACCGGAAACGCCAATTTCGCTGGTGGTGAACTGAACGGGGTTGGCGTAACCGGCGTTATCGGAAACCGGCGCACCTTTCGGTGCCCCCGTCCAGCCCACCATAATTTGGGTGTGCACAGACGCAGACGATAAAAAAGACGCTGGCGCGTCATATATCGCCGATAACATTTCCAGGACGCCAATCCCGGCACCCGCTTTATAAGGTGCCTGAACAGTGTAACGTCCCGGAATGGCAGAATCAATGTGCTGGTGGTCCTTCACACTCAACAAAATCACGCCTGAATTTCCACAAAGGACTAAAGCACTCATGCGGGTAGTCTTTGCGAAGATAGATAACGCGCTGTGTTTCTGGCTCCCAACGAATAACATGGACATAAAGCCCTCTTCCGTCACGAAACCAGCGGTTAAGTTCCTGCACAACTCGCCCCCCACAGTCAGGTAAAGTTCTCTGTGGTTACTTACAGCCAGGTGATTTGGTAATCTGCATTCATGCCGTAACAACAGGTGTTCAGCGACACTGACCACCAGCTGTTGCGACAAACGGTTATTTGCCGTTAAACTGTTCATGCGTTAGTTTCTCCACAGACACAAAACGCCACGACGCCCGGAGCTGCACACTCGCGGGCGTCACTCTTTTCTGGAGCGCAAAAGATTTTGTAGACCAGTGCTGCATGCTCCTGGAGCTTCGAAATTGACAGATACAACTCATCATTAATTGCTGTCTGCTCGTGTGGCTCCACTACCCCATCTTCGATTGCCGAACGAATCTGCTTTGAGTAACTCCCGATCTGTTCGATGACTTCCAGCAGGCGCTGGTTTATATCGGCGTTCTCTACTTCCTCAATTTCAGGAAGCGATACAAACACCCCACCAGCAGACTGTGCGACAGCATCCGCAATGTAGTGAGTGCCAGCCGCGCGCTGTAAAATCATTGCCCATCCCAGCGGGAAAATCTGATCGCCATCTGCACGAAGGCGGTTGAATAAAGCGTTCTCTGTTACATCCAGCCACTCAGCAGCTTCAGCGTAACCCCCCGGCAACGCCGCGATAGTTTTTCTGACAGCTTTCACGTACCACTCAGGCTGTTTTTCTACTTTCCAGTGATGCTTACCCACGGTTAGCCTCATCGTTCTGTGGTTAAAAATTGAAGGTGTTCTGTTAATCTTTCGGATAGATATCCGGTCTTAAGTCAGATTTCGTAATTGCACCTGACGTGCATTGCTCAAGTTTTTTAGCCAGCACAAAACTGGCTTTTTTATAACCATTGAAAACCAGCCGTAAGTAGCCTGGTGTTGAGCCAACTTTTCCGGCCAACTCACCCTGCTGTTCTTTGGTTAAAGAGTCCCAATACGCTTTCATACAACATGTACCTCCGGTATACATATTACATGATTGAGATGAACCTTCAAGATACTTGTACCTTATCGGTACAAAGGTTTTAATTTCTTTATGAAAACAGTCCATGACATCCGGCGGTCTAACGCCAGAAAACTGAGAGATGGTGTTGGCGGGAATTCTTCCTTTGCCACCATGATTGATCGCGAGCCAACCCAGACCAGCAGGTTTATGGGAGATGGTGCAACTAAAAATATCGGTGACAGCATGGCACGGCACATCGAAAAATGTTTCGACCTGCCTGTCGGATGGCTTGATCAAGAACACCAGACAACGAACATCACAAAAAAACCTGACGTTTCAATCACTAACAAACAAATAACGTTAGTCCCTGTCATATCATGGGTACAGGCCGGAGCATGGAAAGAAGTTGGCTATTCTGAGGTTGATTTGAGCACAGCAGAAACTTATCCCTGCCCTGTACCCTGTGGCGAAATGACTTATATCTTGCGGGTGATTGGTGATTCAATGATTGATGAGTACCGCCCGGGAGACATGATTTTTGTTGATCCTGAAGTCCCTGCCTGCCACGGTGACGACGTTATTGCATTGATGCACGATACAGGCGAAACCACCTTCAAGCGGTTGATAGAAGATGGAACACAGCGTTACCTCAAAGCATTAAACCCAAACTGGCCTGAACCTTACATTAAGATCAACGGTAATTGCTCTATAATTGGTACAGTGATTTTCTCAGGAAAACCAAGAAGATACAAAATAAAGGCCTAATCAATATTTATAACCTGCTTCGGCAGGTTTTTTTATACTTGACAATGTACCCTTGAGATACATAATGTATCTATAGGATACATAACACAGGCAAGATTAAACTAAATTTGGTTGTAACACGGCGTATGGCACATGCGTCGTTAGCGGTCTGGGGACGTTAAAGGGGACAATCCACTCCTTGCTCGGGCAAACAAACCAGGTAGCCGGAATGTGCAAGTCAATGATGATGCTGATAAGACGCCTAACCAGCGTGGCGATCCGGTTTGACGCCTGGGAAGAGACCAGGGTGCAACGATGAGGGCATTTATGGAACCGCGACAAAGTGTGGTGCCGTAACTGGCTAAGTGCTCTCAGCGTTGTGGTAATCCGCGAAATGGCGCGGCGGTAAGTATGGCGGGGTTACTCTTTCCCCGTTGAGGACACCGGATTGTCAGGTTGACCATACGCCTGAGTGACAACCCCACCACAACAGCCACTGCTTTGGCGGTACCAGTTTGTACACTTGCTTCCGGCTGGTACCGCTCTTTTTACAAAACAGAGAAGAGCATCACCGGACGACGGGCTCATAACCCAATCCATCCGGGCGGCTGCCACCGCAGGTGTTCTTCTCTGTTTTGTGGAGAAACCAACCGACCTTGCAGGGTCGATATGATGAGGAGCAGCAAAATGGCTAGCGAACGCAGTACTGATGTGCAGGCATTTATCGGGGAGCTGGACGGCGGCGTATTTGAAACCAAAATCGGCGCAGTTCTCAGTGAAGTCGCTTCCGGTGTGATGAACACGAAAACCAAAGGTAAGGTCTCACTCAACCTGGAAATCGAACCATTTGATGAGAACCGTGTGAAAATCAAACACAAACTCTCATATGTTCGCCCGACTAACCGCGGGAAAATTTCCGAAGAAGACACCACCGAAACGCCGATGTATGTCAATCGCGGTGGTCGCCTGACTATTCTGCAGGAGGACCAGGGACAATTACTGACTCTTGCCGGTGAACCTGACGGAAAACTCCGCGCAGCAGGTCGTTAATATCGTTCTTAATAAACTGATTATTTATCTCATCACTGAATATTTTTATATAGTGAGGACTTATTATGTCTCAGAACTTAGACGCAACCGCAATTAATCAAATCCATGCCCTTATTTCTGCTCAGGGTGTTAATGAAATTATCAGTAAGATTGGTGCCGATGCTGTGGCATTGCCTGAGAATTTCCGCATTCATGATCTGGAAAAATTTAATTTAAATCGCTTCCGTTTCCGTGGTGCGCTTTCCACTGCCAGCATCGATGACTTTACCCGTTATTCTAAAGTTCTTGCAGATGAAGGCACCCGCTGCTTTATCGATGCCGATAATATGCGTGCCGTCAGTGTGCTTAACCTGGGTACTATTGATGAACCAGGTCACGCAGATAACACCGCCACTCTCAAACTGAAAAAGACAGCACCGTTCTCTGCTCTGTTGTCTGTTAACGGCGAGCGTAACTCCCAGAAGTCACTGGCAGAATGGATTGAAGACTGGGCCGACTACCTTGTGGGCTTTGATGCTAATGGTGACGCCATTCAGGCAACCAAAGCGGCTGCGGCGATCCGTAAAATCACAATTGAAGCGAACCAGACCGCTGATTTTGAAGATAATGACTTCAGCGGCAAACGCTCCCTGATGGAGTCTGTCGAAGCGAAGACCAAAGACATTATGCCAGTGGCATTTGAATTTAAATGCGCTCCGTTTGAAGGTCTGAAAGAACGTCCGTTTAAATTACGCCTCAGCATTATCACTGGCGATCGTCCTGTACTGGTTCTGCGCATTATTCAGCTGGAAGCGGTACAGGAAGAAATGGCTAACGAATTTCGTGATCTGCTTGTTGAGAAATTCAAAGACAGCAAAGTAGAAACCTTTATTGGTACTTTCACCGCCTGATTTCATTACTGCAAATGCCCCTGCGGGGGCGTTTACGGAAGCGATAATTTTAACTATTGCCGCCCCTATAAAGAACCATTAAACAATAACGTGACGAAGCTATTGATAGTAAATGAAGCACTTGCAAAATAATTGCATTGCGTATATATACACATGTGTTGTATTACAGCGATAATGGTAAAGCAAATGATTAACTCTGAAGCAATTGAGCAACTAATGTGGCTATGGTCCTTATTTGACATTAAATTCTTATCTATTCTTGCCGCTGCCTTCACTATATATTTTGGCGTGCAAAAAATATCAAAAAAGGTGACAGTGTCGTATTCAGCAAATGCAAGTAGAATATATGACATGCATATATCAACCATAATCCTGAATAATAAAAGAGATAATGCAATTGCTATATCTTCAATCAATATGGAGGTTGAAGGTAAAGGGATACTACAAGTTATTAAATTTGACTCCCCTCTTCTTTTAAAGAACTATGATTCTTTAAAAGTTGAACCACCAAAATTTAGCAGCCTTTATAATAATGATGGCGTAGTTAAGTTAGATATTTATGATAAGTTTCATTTTTATATAATCACGACATCTGGAGATGAAATTAAATGTATTTCTGAAAATAAATATGTGGCACCAAACATGGAAAACAAAATAGCTACAGACATAAGAAAATTTAATGGCATTGTCTTAACAAACAGAATGTCTTATATTTTTTTCTATGCAAATGACAACAGAGAGAAATACTGCATAATAGATGTTTCATTGTTCATAAATGGTGACAACCCATTTCATTTTAATTTTTTAAAAGAAGATGAATTAAGAGATTTTTCTAGCATCCTTATTAGTTACGGATATCACCAACAGTTTAAAAGTTATGCATTGTTTAAAATAGACAACCATCTTGCTCCTTCTTTGGTTTTAAATAAATCAATGATAGAAAATAATATTATTGAAATGAATAAGTAACTCACCGGGTGCAGCCGGTTATGATGGAGAAATGATATGAATACCTTGTTTTTACTGATGGCTGAATTCAATACCCCAAACATTGAACTCTCAGCAGTTAGTCAAAAATACTTTGGTATGAGTCCAGCCACAGCAGAAGCAAAAGCAAACGCTTGTAAGTTGCCTGTACCTACATATCGCATCGGTACATCACAAAAAGCAAAACGCTGCATCAACATTCAGGATCTTGCGGAATATATTGACAAAAGACGGGAAGAAGGGCGAGCTGAGTGGGAAAAAGTCAGAACGGAAAAAAAATATAACTAAACTAAAACTATGGATAACCCGTATATGTACGGGTTATTTTTCTTTATCACTATCTTTTCTTGATTTGAACAATCCACTAACAACGAAACCAACCAAACCAACAATACTAATTGTACTTGTACCTAGTAATGCAACGATCGCTTCAACTGGAGCCTTTCCTTCATGTGCAATAAGAAACGATGTAAACATTGCGACAACGAATAAGCACCAACACGACATAAACCAAACCGTGAATGATGCCATTTTTGTCCGGAGCTCATTGTCTATTTCTTTACCAGTTGCGTCAGCTATCTTATCCCGTACTTGTGATTTGAGCATATCAAGCTGAGCTTGAAGACTGTCCATTCTGTTCTGCTGCATAAACTCATGCAATGCACCAGTATTAGAACCAAACTCTTCTTCCTCCAGAATAGCCTTATTTTCTGAAGAAGAATCATCATCGCGTTCATGATTAGACGGCTCAAATGCGGATTCAAAAGCCTGCTCTTGACTGTCAGTAGAGTTTAAGGATGCTTCAGAGCGACCATTTTCAACACCTGCGGCCGCTCCGATCAGTTTATAGATATCTGAATTATGAGACATGTCATCCCTGAATATTACTTTTTCAGAGGCCCTGACATTGCTGTCGGTTATTCAATAAATCATGATAATAAGCCTTGATCGCATCATTTGAGATGATCGACGAGCCAATACCATTATAAGCTTGTGACCAAGGCGTACCTGGCATATGAGTTAGAGTTGATAACTCAATTCCATTTTTCGAGCCGTAAAACTTATAAACAGCCCCGATAATGCTCTCTGCTTGCGGATCCATAGTAACGATGCCACCAAAAGGAGCTACTGCTACATTCGTAACAGGTTTATTCCCATAGTCTTTGAAAGCATCGTACATTCCAGGAATAACTGGACCGTACTTCCACGCGGAGACACATTCATTGAGCAAAGGCTTACCTGTTAATGCTAAATAGTAACCATGGGCAATATAAGTAAGCTTCTGCAGTTGCATGTGGGTCAGAGGATTATGATGTTGGTTTCCCAACGTTATGAATTTATTGGCTATTTGTACCGGACTGTACAT